GTGGCCCTGGCTCGGGTGGCGCTTGACGAGACAGGGCAGACCCGTCTCGGCGTCCGTGAACTGGATCTTGTCCGGCTCCGTCTGCCACGGGCCGTCGCCCCACTCGCTCTTGTCGATGGTTGTGTAGACGCGCTCGGTCATTTCGCTCCCTTCGTAGTGGCAGATTGCGGCAGCGGTGGGTTTCACCATCGGATCGGCTCCCTCGTCGTGTGTAGAGGCAACTCGTTCAGGCGCTTGCGGAGGTCGGCGATTTGTTCCTCGGTCTCCTGCATCCAGTCGAGCAACGAACGCTTGAGGTTGTCGTCTCTTTCGGCAAGGAAGAACCGCAGCGCTTCGAGACGCTCCTCGGGAGTCGATGCGGCAGTTGGCTTATCCACGTCCAGCCTCCCACCACAGCCATGCCCATCCCGCAGCGAAGCCGAGGTACATGGGCCAGGGCAGCGCACCCCAGAAACCGTGGAACGCGAGGTTCGGATAACGCGCCGGGGCCTCCAGCACGGACAGGAGGAACAGGAAGCCAAAGAACGTGCGCCACGCCCGCCGCTTGCGCTTCGATGCGGCAGAGCGCGGTTCACTCGCCATGACGCAGTACCTCCTGAATCTTCTCGAAGTCCTCGCGGCTGACCCGCCCGAGATCGGCGTGGCTGTCGATGCTTCCAATGCTCACCCAACGCGGGTAGCTCGTCAGACGAGCGAGCCAGAAGTGCAGCGTCCGCTCGCGTGAATCCATCGGCTCCGGCTCGCGGTGCGCGATCTCGGGAACCTCAGCGGCAGCGGATTCGTGCATCTTCCGTTCTCCGCCCACACCACTCACGCGACCGCCTCCACGCCCTGCGCTTCCATCCGCCGGCGAATGTCGATCGCGTTCAGATGGACGTACACGCGCCGCGTCGTGCGCGGGTCAGCGTGACGAAGCAGATCGCTCACGTCATCGACAGCGAGCCCACGCCGGCGGAGCAGAGTCGCGAACGTGTGCCTCGTCGTGTGCAGATTGCGGTACTCGACGCCCGACGACTCCATCGCGCGCTTCCACCACTTCTGCATCCCTCCGTCCGACAACGGACGGTCGTGCCGGCGCTTGAACGACCCTCCTGGATTGCAACCCCACAGGTAGTCGTCCAGTCCGAGTCCTTCGTCAGCGATGTACGTGGCGAGACGATGCACCAGCGCAACGCTCAGAGGCACCACACCGACCGACCCGCCCTTCGCCCCGTCGACAACATGGAGCTCGCCGTTCTCGAAGTCGATCTTCCGCGGAGTCAGATGCCGCGCTTCTCCCTTCCGGATCCCGGCGCCGAACAGGACAGCCATGAGCGTCCCGTCCGGTTCCGGGAGGTCGATCAGCGTCTTGACCTCCGCTTCGGTGAAGCAACTGACCGGCTCTTGCTGCGGCTGCTTGTAGTGCGGGACGTGCGCCATCGGGTTCTTCTCGATGCGGCGTACCCGTGCGGCCCAGGTGAACAAGGTGTGGAAGCACGACCGGCGATGCTGCCTCGACCGGATGCCGGCTTCTTCGATGTACCCGATGATGTGCTCCTCGGTGAAGTCGCCGAGGGCGAGGTCAGGCCAGCGGTTGAGGAAGTGATCCATCTGGCGTGCATACCCCTCGATGGTACGGGGCGAGTAGCCAGACAGCTCGAGCCATTGCAGCCAGTCGTCGCGGTGCTGCCGCGCCGACGTGACCGGAGGCTTCCTGCGAAGGCGAAGGTTCATTCGGTGTCCACCCTAGACCGACGCATCCGCGTTTGCTCGAGCAGATCATCCGTGAGATCGCGTGCGCCACGGACGCGCTCGACGACCTTCGCGACGAGCCCGGCGTGTTCTTCGCGGTCGACCGGCGACTCGTCAGCGCCGGCCGCATCGACCAGCCGCTCCATCAGATCCGCGTCATCGCTCATGCGGGGCGCTCGAATACCACGTCTCGAGCAATGATGAGTTCCTCGCGCGCCTCGACGGACACGACCCACGCCTCACGCTTCGCGTCATCCGCGAGATCTCCCATCGCCCCAAGCATCTCTGGCGTCAGGACATAATCGGTTCGGCTCCCGTGTCGACGTAACTCCATCGTCCCCTTGAGCAGGCCCGGCATCATCTTGGGTTGGGCGTAGTCGGGAACCCTGCGCGGCTCGAGCACGGCGCTACAACGACGACAGCGTAGACTCCACTCACCGTGATCGTCGCGGCAAAGGTCGCACCAGCCGATGTTCTCCTCGACCCACTCCGCGCTCTCAAGTGTCGCATCGTGATCGTGGCCGGCGGGATCTATCCACGTCCAGTCTGGATCGACCTTCGTAGGCTGAAACTGTGTGCGCAGGTCGATGACCTCGCGCTCGAGCGTCACTACCACTACGCCGCCGTCGTCCAGACGAAAGCTCTTGACCGCTTCAGCCATTGCTACGACGATACTAGACAACGCGCACCACGTCCAGCGGGCTAGTTCACGCCGGCGAGCTGCTGCCGACACATCGAGCAGCGCCGATACGGCGTGCCGCGCTTCGTCGTGAGCAGGCCAGCATGGATCGACGCGTGCCGGAACAGGACGATACGAATCGCTCTCCGGTCGCCGTTCTTCTCGGCGGCTTTGAGGTCGGCCATGCGCCAGAGGTCGAAGGCCGTCGGCTTCGTGTTCGGCGCGGTCCCGAGCCGCATCGCGTCCGCCACCGCCAGCAATCCGCTATCGGATGCCATGCCGACCTTCACGCTTCGATCTTACGCCCGGAACGCCGAACGCCCCCCGAAGGAGGCGCTCAGCTGGGCCGTCAAGCCCGTGCGATATGGACACCGCAGTCGCAGCTTATACGACCTCGGCCCGGCCGTTGGAAGCCGCGCCGGCGGCAAGTACTCGAGCGCGGAGCTCGGGCGCAGACGGTCCCATCCCGAAGCGGAGCGGGTCCATCTCGATCGACGCGCTGACGTTGCGTCGAGCAGTCGCCGCCTTGACCTCCTCGGAGGCGTCGTGCGGCGGCTGCTCGTAGCGGTAGCGGTAGCTGCCGCCGTCCAGTCTCACGCCGCCGGCGGCGTGATCGGCTCATGCGCGTTCGGCGGCTCCGCCAGACCGTGCTGCGGCCAGGGCGATTCCCCCGACGTCATCACGCCCTGGAGAGCGCGGAACCCCGCAGTGACGGCGCCGATGATTGCGGCGGTCGCCAGTGCCGTGCCGGTATTCAGGCTGTGCGCCATGAACACGCCGGGCAGTGTCACGCAGAGCGATCCGACGAACGCTCGCAACGCGGAATCGACGTAGACGCCGACGCTGTTGCCGAGGTACTTCGCGACGGTCAGTGACGGGATGTACGCCTGGATCGCGCGGATACCTGCGGCGATCGCTGCGCCGAGCGCGGCGACTGCTAGGAGTTCGGCCCCGCGGATCGTGGGTGCGGACAGGATCCCGGGCGCCAGAACGATCAGTGCTGCGGCGAACGCGCGCAGGAACGAGCGGCCGGCAGCGGATAGCCAAGATCTCACGATTCACTCCTCTCTGCGCGCTCGTGGTCGTCGAGCTCGCAGTGTTCTCGGTAGCGGGTCAGCGCGTCGCCGAGGTCCTTCAGGAGCGCCTCGATCCGGGCGAGATCGCCGAGGTCGGGGCGGATACGGACGAAGCACTCGTCGATCGGCTGTTGAGCCATCGGCCGCAGATTCTAGGACGGCGGGTCACACTCGCGAACGACGGGATGTCGCCAGTGTTCCCGAGCTTCCGTCAGTGCCGCAGCGAGCGCCTCGCAGACGCGCGGGTCGCAGAGGCAGAGGCGGAGCATGATCTTCTTGCGTTCCGCGGCCTGCCGCGCGCGGTCGCGGAACCACGTCGCATGGGAGAGGCCTGTGAAGTCGTCGGCGACCTGCTGGAACGCGTCGGACTTGCCCTGGTGGTAGCTCGACCTACGAGCGGCGAGCCACGCGAACGCGACAAGCACGAACGGCACCGAGCAGATCAGGAAGGTCTCGACGCCGCTCACACAGGCACCGGCGACCGATCGACGGAGCGGATCTTCACCAGCTTCGGCATCCTCAATCTGACGCGCGCACGCTTGCGCTTCCGGGCATCGTCGTCTCCGCCGGTGATCCAGTCGTCTCCGGTCCAGACGACGTAGACGACGAGCGCGGAGACGCTCACGATCACGATGTCGGCGAAGGAGAACGCAGACGCAACCATGAGCAGCACGCTCTGCGACCTCCACACCTGCCAGCGCGACCAGCCCAAGCGGCGACTCAGAGGACGGCTGACGTGACGGCCCCGACCACGGCGCCGCGTGGGGCATCCGACCATGGTGACGGCAGCGGCGAGGAGGCCCACGCTTGCGATGAACCAGATCATGCTCCGCAGCACCGCTTGAACTTGATCCCGCTGCCGCATGGGCAGCGATCGTTGCGGCCGACCTTCCGCGGTGTGCCGCCGAACGTGAACCCCTCCGGCACCGCTGTCATCGGCGGGCTCGCGACGTAGAGCAGACGCTTCTCCGTCGGGTCGGAGTGCGGCACGGCAATGGCGAACCCGTGCGCGCACTCGAGTTTCCAGTCGAAGGGTGCCGGGCAGTCGGGCCACTCGAGCGGCGTGAACGTCGTGTAGTGCTCGAGCCGCAGCGAGAGCGCCGGGCACGTCGCATGGATCAGAGGATGCTCGGCTGACTCGACGACCGCGAACGCCTCGACCTCGATCGTCGCGTCGAGCAGCATCCGCTGAAGCGCCTTGTCCTCGACCTCGGCGCAGACGACGCTGCGGCCGTCATCGAGATCCATGCGACCCCACGCGCGCGGAAGGATGATCTGGCCCGGGTCCGACGCGGCAGCGATCGCGGATCCGAACATCTCGTTCGTCGAGAACTCGACGCCCTGATCGCGGAGATCCTCGGCGAGTCGGCGAGTCGCAACCGGATCGTCGGACTCGGCGATGACGCGTTCGATGTCGTCGTCGAACGGGTTCGATCCGGGCGGCAGCCAGAGGTTGCTCACCGCGGCTCCGTCTTGTCGAACGGGACCGCGAAGTACGTTGATCCCCAGCCGGTCAACTGGTGAGGGTCGCAATGCTCGTGACGGCACGTCGGGTCGAGGCAGACCGCGTCGACGCGCTTCACGAGGCCTTGCTCGAGCAGCCACGGCAGGCACTCATCCATGCGCATCGGCTCCTCGACGAGCCGCACCATGCGCGAGCCGTCCGCCGTGTCCTGCCGCTCCGCCGGCGCATACCGCGAGGGGTCGGTCACGGCTCCCGCCTCATCGTCGCACGATCCCATTCCATAGCCGCCGGCGCTGGTTGAACAGCGCACGATCGGCGACGACGGTCTCCTGGCCGATGTCGTAGGTGCGATCGTTCTCAGCTTTCCCCCACGCAGGATGGAGATGCTCGACAACCGCGTCGTGCGCGTGGACATAGGTGCCGCGCCGCTGCGCCGTCTCGACAAACTCCGTGTCGACAAACCAGTGTCCGTACACCTCGGGCAGCAGCTTCGCCGGGTCGTCGATGACGCCGCCGCATCTGAGGTAGCCGCGATTGACGAGCGGATGCGTCGAGTGTCGGCCGGCCTTGACGCGCGCGTTGCCGAGATCGTTCGTGCCGACAACGCAGGCGCCGCCAGGAATCAGCTCCGCCGCGGCGAGGCAGGCGTCGAACCATCCTGGATGGAATACGAGGTCGTCGGATCCGAGCAGCATCCACTCCTCGATCATCGTCGAGTAGACGAGGTTGTGCTTCCGCGCCCAGTCGCCCTTGCCGCCCTCGCCCTCCCTGCCGCCGCCCCATGCGACTTCGACGACGTCCTCTCCGGTCGCCCGGCACGCGGCGATCGCGGCGTCGTCGCCCGGGCTGCACATGAACACGACGCGGAGCTCGTGCACGTCGGGGTCGATGCTCGAGCGCGCAGACTCGGCGACGCGGCCGGGTCGTTCGGGCCGGCCGAGCGTCGCGATCGAGACAACGACACTGCTCACGCTGAATCCTTATCGAAGAGCGGCAGCGGCTTGGTCAGGTCGATACGGATCCGTCGCCGCGGAGCGCCAATCTCCACGTGTGCGACCGTGTCGCCGCGCTCATGCAGATGGCCGAGCGTTGCACGAAGATCGTCCGCGCCGATCCCGCTTCGGCTCGATTCGCGATCGCGCTCGGTATCGACCTTCCATACGCCGGTCACACCTGTCCGCCCTTCGCGAACCTCGCGAGCGCCGGCCCGGCGCAGCGGTCACAGTGCTGGCCGATCTTCGCGTTGACTCCGTTCCGGAGTTCCTGCGTCGCAGGCTTCCCGCACACGCACCGAGGCAGCGGCGTCAGATAGGCGCGCTCGCGCTCATTGCTCATGACCGACCCCTCTCACGCACCCGAACCTCGTGCACTCCTCCTCCTCACACGTGCGCGGATCGCATTCGACGGCGAGGACTCCAGCGAGCATCCCGCCGGCGAGCTCGCGCGGGTCGAGACCGAACGCGCGATGGAGCGTGAGCGAGACGAGATAGAGCCGCCGGCCGAGCCGCTTGTCGAGCTTCGACGCGTACCCGCTGGCGTCGTCGTATTCGACATCGACCATCTTCCGCCAGAACGCGCGGAACCGGTCGGGGTCGAACGAGACGCCGAAGTCGTCGACGTACTCGGCGCAGCGATTGCAGCCGTCGATCAGAAACGCATCGCGGCCATCAGGTGCCGGCGTGCCGGGCGGATGGACGTGCGAACTCATGCCGACTCCGCGAGCGCCACTCGAGCGCGACGAGCATGTTCGGCGGCGTGTTCGTCCGTCTCGGACAGATAGCCGATCAGCCAGTCCAACTCGGAACCGGCGAGAAGCTCAGACTTCCGGTAGCGGTCGCACTCAGCCACGATCGCGGCCCGATCAGCGACGACCTGCCTATTCATGCGCTGCGCCTCGTCGCGTTCAACCACGAGCGCGTCGAACTCAGCGAGAGCGCGATGCGGCTTCGACGCCGCGCGGTACTTATCGCGCTTGGCCTCTGGCATCGACACGATCAGAGCCTCAACCGCGTCCCGTTCTTTCAAGATCCAGTCGCGGCCGATGTTCGCTTCTTCGCTCATCCCTCGAACGCTCCGACCGAGTCCATCTCCTCGAGGCGCGCGAGCGCGTCCCTCCACCGCGGCTCGAGCGACCGATGCGCGTCATCCATCCGATCGAGATTCACAAGGAGGTCAGCGCGCTTCACCTTGCGCGCGAGCGCGCTACCACGCACGACACGGCCGATGTAGTCGTAGTACGTCTCGGACGGCTGGCGCGTCAGGACGAGGATCGCGTCGAGCGCCAGCGGCGACAGGCCGGCGTCGGCGAGGTCGCGGATCGTGCACGCGCCGTCCTCGACGGAGTCGTGGAGGACCGCGACGATCTTCTCGGTCGCACCGTCGACGCGGCCGGCGACAGCGAGGCCGTGCTGGAGGTCGAACTCACCCATCGGTACCATCATACTAGACGCCTGCGATGGGTCGCTAGTCGCCCTCGACGGCCGCGTCCATCAGAGCCGCACTCCACTCCTTGAGTTCCATCCCCGCATCATCCGCGGCCGCACACCAGCGGCGCACGCGATCGTCCAACTCGAACTCGAGCGTGAGTTGCTCCGGCAGCGCGATCACTTCAGCCGGCTTGCGCGGCGCGCGCGGAGCGCGCTTTTCGACGGCCGTCCGGATCTTCTCGGCGGTCGCAGTTCCGTCCTGTCCGGCCTCGGCGAGCGCCTCGCGGAGAGCCGGCGGATCGTCGACGAGCGGAACGAGTTCGCGCGCCTGGCGCTCGTTCGGAATGGCAACCATGGTTGCCACTTCCGCCGCCTGGATCATCTGGATCCCGCGCTGCTTCGAGAAGCCGAACGCCTCCTTGCAGTATTCGGCGAACGCGCCGTGCGTCGCGCGGTAGAGGCGCTGGTCGCGGATCTCGAGCAGCGCGGCCCCGACCTCGACGAACGTCTTCAGACCCGCCTTGACGGTCTGCTCGAGCGCGTCGAGCCGCGCCTGCTCCGTCTCGCTCAGCGCCGCCGGCGCGGCCGTGGCGCCGAGATGGAGATCTGCGACGGTCGCCTGCTGCGGCGCCGGGTCGCCGCGCTCGCACGCCTTGCAGAACGACGTCGCCGGCGTCCCATGCGGACACGTCTTCTCAGCCATGAGCAGCACTCTCGAGATCCGCCACGCAGCGGTCGCAGTCCTTCCGGTACGACGGGCAACCCTCGTCCTTGTGGAGCGCGAGATCGAGCGCGTGTTGAGTTCGCTGCGCCCAGTTGTGGTCGCCGCTGTAGCTGCCGAGCAGCTCGCGAACTACCCCCGGGAGAACAGGACGCTCCGGCTCAGCCATCGCCGCGCCGAGCTCGGGCCTCGATGTCGGCGAGCTGCTGCCGGCCGCGGTCCGTCGTCCACGTCTCGGGCATCCCTGGCGGCGGCGCGGCCGAGTCTTCGCGGTCGCGGATGTGGTTGACCTCGCGCGCGGCGGTGTCGTCGATGCCGCCGAGCATCTGCCGGCGATGGGTCTTCATCACAGCGCGGATGGTGCCCTTCGGGACTACCTGCGACTGTGTGCCGTTCACGACACGGCCGACGCGGGGTTCTCCGCCGCGCGACCGGCGGAAGCCGAGCCTCACTCCGGATCCTCGATGAGCGCTCCGGATGGCGGGATCGCGTGGCCCTCGTACGCGGCAGCGGCCTCCTCGAGGCGCGCGCGCTCGACGGGATCCTCGGTCTCGGCTGCGCGCGCCCTTGATCTCGCGGCGAGCTGCTCCATCTTCTCGTCGTCGCTCACGACACCACAGCCGGCAGTTGTGGGCCGAGCGATACGCAGCGAACCTCTTCGTCGGCAAGGTCGAAGCCGACGACACCGCCGCCGGTGACTTCGAGCTTCAGAACGAGATCGCCGTCGACAACGCCTGCCTCGATGACCTCACCGATCTGCTTGCCATCGGTCGGCGCGTCGAGCAGCGGCTTCCCGATCGCCGTCGCGGCCATCTCCGACGTCCACTCCACGCCGCATTGAGACGGAATCCGCACTTCGGCTGTCATGTTCACTGCCACGATGGTACTAGGCGACGCGGACCCGGCGATGCGTCGGTGCTCCACCCATCACCCTCGGAAACCCCGCGAGCGCCAGCGCGTTACTCCACGAGCCACACTCGCGCTTGACGATCACGATAGGAGGAACCCGGATCTCACCCGCTTCGATCGCATCGTCAAGAACGGCAGCTTCGGCGAGACGCGCAGCGGTCATCTTCGCGCGAATCGAGGGTGAACGCACCACATCAACGACCGCGGGAGGTCGGCCGAGGATCTCCGCTGCCGCGCGGAGAGCAGCAACGACCGTCTCCTGCGTCCAATAGCGATCTTCGTGGCGTTGCATATCCGTGCATCGCTGGCATACCGCCGGCGCCGCGGCGCGGCCGTTGCTTCCGTCCGTCGGCCGGCCGCATCGTTCGCACGCGCCGCGGTAGGAATCTTTCCGCGCGCGCTCCTTCGCGCCGTCAGAGTCGGTCGCGAGCGCGTACGAGTACGCCCTTGAGGCCCAGCCGATCCGCGATCGTCGCGTGGGAGAGGCCGAGTTCGCGAAGCCGTCCTACCTCGACTGCGAGTTCCGCACGCCCCCGAACGCTCCGAACGGCGACGGTCGTCGTCACAGATCGTTCTCCGACTCGGCGAGCTGGTCGCGCAGAGCGATCATCGCATGGGTCGACTTCGCGACGGATGCGCCCCACTTCACGATCTCGCGCGTCACCTTCGACACCGCCGCGACCATCATCTCGGCGAACCGCACCATGAGCGAGGCAGAGACGCGCCGCTGCTTCGACCCTTCCGGGCCGACGTATGCGATGAACGCGAGCCACGCGAACGCGATCACGCCGAAGATCACGAACGTCGCGTAGATCACGATTCGACCTCGGAACTCGAGGAGGCGCCGACGTGCGAGGTGTGGACCTTCACGACAGGCGGCGCCTCCTCCAACCCCGCGGCATCCGGCAGCGGCTCGTCGGCGACTATCAGCGTGACGACCTGTCCGTCGAGCGCATCGAGCCGCTCGAGGACGTCGAGATCGCCCGCGTAGAGCTTCGCGTCCTCGCCTGGCGTCCACTCGCTATAGCCGGAACTGCCGGTGTCAGCGTCCAGGTCGACGTCCTTGAACCAGTCGTTGCCGAGCACGACCGTCACGTCCTTCTTCTCGTCACCCAGCGCGTCGGTGATCTCCGCGAGGACGTAACGATCTCCGATCTTGGGCCGCTGAGGATTCCCGCAGGTGTCGGCGTCAAGCAATCCGGCGAAGCGAAGGATCATGACCTACGATCATACTAGAAGCCGCCGGCGAAGCGGTCGTGCTGCGTCGTGATCCTCCCCTTCGCCGACACGACACGCATCGGCTTCGGCGTATGACCCTCGACGAGCTCCGTCATCGCCCACACCAGCGCATCCATCCTGTCCGGCGACCAGCCCGAGTCCGGCGTCCAGTTACGCAGCTGCGACTCGAGCTGCTCCATATCGGCGCCGACGTGATGCACCCTCGCCTGCTCGTACAGCGCCGCGATCGGCTCCGCCCGGGCGACCTTCCCCCGCGACGCGCTGATCTTCTTCACCGAGACCTCAACCTCGAGCGCCGCCGCGGCGACCTTCACCGTCGCGACGACCATATCGCCGCCGAAGTTCGTCTCGCACACGATCCGGTCGGCCCGGAACTCGACGCCGGCCGCGACCGCGCGCTTCCCCCAACCGTCCGGCGACAGCTTGCACGACCGATCGGCCAGGACGTAGTACTCGCCGTCGACGCCCTTGCCGGCGATCACGATGCCCTGCTCGTCGTTGCCGTCCTCGTCGCCGCCCGACGGGTCGACGCCCTCCACCACACGAACGAGGTCGGGCACGTCGGCGACACCGACGCGGCAGTTCTCGATCGTCTCGAACGTCCACAGCGCACCCTCGACGTCCTCGATGTACTCGCCGAGAAGCTCCTGCCGCTCGAGGCGCGTGCCTTTGTACCGCGCGAGCAGCCGCGCGCGCTGACGCGCAGGCAGGTACGGATTGTCGTCGATCGTCGCGCGCGTCAAAGCCGTGTCCGGCGCGGTCATCAACTGCTTCAGGAACGGCCGCGTCCGCGGCGTCGTCGACGCGACGATGTGCGGATGCTCGCCCATGCGGAGGCCGAGCTCCATGTTCTCCCACGCGTCCTTCAAGTTGCGCCACGCCGCAAGCTCCTCGCACCAGTAGAGATGGCGGTTACCGCCGGCGCGGAGCCGCTCGACATCCTCCTTCGTGTACGCGCCGAACAGCTTCGCCTCGCTGCCGTTCGGCCAGACGACGTGCGTGCCGCCAGCGCGCGACCGGAGCCGCAGCGTCGGGTTGTGCGCCATCAGGCCCGATGCGCCGTAGACGCACGCCTCGGCCGCGTCGCCGAGCGTCGGCGCGATGATGCCGGCGCGCGCGCCCGGGTTGCGCCGCATGAACCGATCCATGTACGACGCGCACGAGTCGGTCTTGCCGGCGCCGCGGCCGGCGAGGGTCAGCCAGAGGTACCAATCGCCCGAAGGCGGCACCTGGTGCGGCAGCGGCTTCCACGGCGTCCCGCCAGTCGCGTTCGCGACCTGGAGCGCCCGGAGTTCCTCGAGACGCTCGAGGCGTAGCGCGAGATCGTCAGTCGTCGCCGTGGTCACCGGCGACCACCGACTGCCGTGCGCGGCTTGCGAGTTCGGCGGAGAGTTCCTCGATCTGGCGGTCGATCGCGCTCAGCGGCTCGATCTTGATCGGGCCGCCGTCGGCGCCGGTCGCCTCGACGCGTTCCGACCAGCGGTAGCGGTCGGGGTTGTGCGCCTTGAGCCAGAAGATCATCAGCGTCGCGCTCGTCTCCGCCGACTCCGTCGTGGTCGTCTCCTCGTCGACCACCGCGCCGTCCTTCATCTTCGTGCGCTTCACGGTCTTCTTCACCGGGACGCCGGTCATGATCCACTGGTACGCGCGCCGCTCGACCGCGTCGTGCGCGAGGTCGAGCGCGTCTGCCCATGCGCGCGCGAAGTCGGGGTTCTCGTCGCGGACCTGGTACACGCGGCGTCTCGCGATCCCCGCGATCCGGCACGCCGCGCTCACATCGGGCAGCGAAGTGAGCGACTGAAGGAAGGTGCGCTGCCACGGCTTCGGCCAGTCGCGATCGGCCGGCGCGCGCATCGCCATCTCGTCGTCGACTTCTTCGACGTCCTCGACCGGCGGCCGCTCGGGCATCTCGGGCAGCTTCACCATGAACGGATGCTGGCTCACGAACCGGCTCCTGGATCGAGCTCGGGCTTGTCGACGTAGGCGGCGTACCGCCTCCGTATGACGTCACAGTAGATCGGGTCGATCTCCATCGCGAAGCAGCGGCGCCCGTCGATCTCGGCTGCGATCATCGTCGTGCCGGTGCCGGCGAGCGGATCCACGACAGGATCGCCCGGGTTCGAGTAGACCGTCATCACGGCGCGCGGCAGATAGGTCGGGAAGCCGGCCGGATGAATGTCCTTGCCGATGTCGACCTGCTCGGTCCCGAGCGTCCGCCACTCCCACGTGCCGAAGTACGACGGCGAGCGGCGCTCGTTCAGCTTCGTGCCGGGCCGGCGCCACGTCCAGATGTGCTCCCAGTCCGATGCGGCACGGTTCGAGTTGGCCGTCCACGGCGCATGAACGCGGCCGTGAGGCTTCGTCCACGCCCGGCACGCGTCGAGGAGCCATCCCGCCTCGCGGAACACCGGCCAGTACTCGATCGCCATCGGGTAGCCGCACGGCTCGTCGGTGCCGGCGATCTTCGCGCCGCCGATGACGTCGCCGTAGTTCAGCACCATGTACGACTCCTCGGCCATCGCGTCGCGCCAGGTCGTCGCGAGCGCCCGGATCAGGATGCGCAGGTTGTCGATCGTGTCCTCGTACTCCGAATAGCCGAGGTTCAGCGCGTACGGCGGCGACGTGAACGCGAGCGTGGGCCGCTCGCCAGCGAGGAGGATGTCAACGTCCTCCTGGTCGGTCGCGTCGCCGCACATGAGCCTGTGGTCGCCCAGGGCGTACACCTCGCCGCGCTTCGACACCGGTTCCGCCGGCGGCTCCGGCACGTCGTCCGGGTCGTGCTTGTTCTCGAGCCTCGCCAACGCCTCGAGCTGCGCGTGGAGATCTCCGAGGTCGTCGCCGCTGAATCCGGTGCCGTCGAGCGCGCCGCCGAGCGCTTCGAGCTGCGCGACAAGCATCGAGTCGTCGGTCGTTCCGAGCTCCGACAGGCGGTTGTCGGCGATCAGGTACGCGCGCGCTTCCGTCTCATCCGCGAAGTCGGGGTCGATGACAGCAACGTGCGACCAGCCAAGCGCGCGCGCCGCGAGCACAACGTGATGGCCCGCCACGATCCTGGTGCCGCGCACCACGATCGGGCGCAACTGGCCGAACCGCTTCAGCGACTCACTGATGGCGCCGACGTCGCCCTGGCGGGGGTTTCCCGGCCATGGCTCGAGGTCGGCGATCAGGATCAGGCTGCCGCGGAGGGCGTCGGGGCCGTTCCAGACGGCTTCGGCTTCTTTTACGGTGTGCAAGTGTGTGCAGTCTACCGCCGTGTTTCGGTATGACGGTAGTGGTCGGGGGTTGGCAAGGGTCAGTGGTGGCCGTTGCGGGACGGGCTCGTGTTGAGCAGCGACTGTGCGACGCGGCCGACAACCACGAGCGCTTCCTTGAACTCGGCGACGCAGACGACGGCGTGGATGTTCGCGGCGTCGCGTTGGTCGAGTGCTTCCTGGAGGCGATCGCCGGCGTCGTCGAGCGCCTGGATCGCTGCTTTCAGCTTCGGCCGCTGCCGGCCGCGTGCCGTGAGTTCGTCGCGCATCCCGTCCCTGTCGAGGCGGCTGTGGCCGTTGCTGGGCGCCGGAGCCGGCTTTGCGGCGCCGCGGCAACGCATACGGCGCGCGGCCTCGATCGGCCGGCACACCCCGCACAGGCCGGTGTAGGAGCCGAGACGGGTGATGTCGAGGTCGTGGTCCTCGCCGTCGGCGGCGTTGCGGCAGACCTCGCCGGCGTACGGATGAGGAGCAGGCATCGCGCGAGCGTACCCGTGGGCGCGGTTAGGCGGCTCGGGCGAGCTGTCGCGCGCGGCGCTCGAGCTTCTCGCGGCGCAGCCGCTCCTCGCACGCGCGGCGGCCCGACTCGTACGGATGGCGATGAGGACACCGTGCCGGCGCCTCGCCGATGATCGCGATCAGCAAACGCCGGACGGCCTCTAACGTCGGATGGTGCGAAGCACACGCCGTGACGCAGTTGCCCTCGTCGAGCTCGAGATCGGGCCGCTCGGAGCGCGGGATCACATGGTGGACGTG